TTGATCCGCAGTCCACCAAGTTTTACACTCTTCCGATAACGCAGCCCCATAAAAACGCGCTCCTCGTTTCATCATTCTGTGTATTCCGGTGCATAGATATTGACTTTCACCTGACGTGCACCCTGAAATTCAACATCACTGTACGTCAGTTTTAAATTTCCGAGGGTATAAGCGCCATCATTGTGATGCTTTGTTCCAATTTCCTTGATATCAGCCCATGCCTGTTCTATTTGTTCGTCCGAGAGCGAACCATCCAGCACCCGAAGAAAATCACGAAAAACAGGGCACAGTGTATCAGACATTTCTTTGCCATCGTCAATACAAATCGTTAACCCGTTCTTGCTGTTGACCAGCTCAATATAGAGATCACTCGTAGAAACCAATGCCTTTGTCCTTATATTACCCTGTTTTATATCGTCCGGCTCAAACGGATATTCCGCAATGGATGCGTACTCGGAAAAGAAACGATTCAGACCTTTGTCTGTTTTAAAGTAAATTGTTTTTTCTTCTTCGGCCTGCGCTGCTGACGGACTTGAAGAAACCGATTGCATGTTCCCGCCACAAGCTGCCAAAAACAAAGCTGTTGTGCACACCACAGCAAAAAAGAGAATTTTTCTTTTCATTATGGTTCCTCCGGCTTCAAACCAGTCCCCGGCAAAAGCCGACGGCCAGACCTTCCACTTCAATATCTTCCAAATCCGGGCCGGTGTAGACCATCGGCGGGCAGACGGCGGGGTTGTCCGCAATCAGCTGCACCACCCCATTCTGGTAGTAGCAGTGTTTCAATGTAGCTTCCTCCCCGATGCGCACGGCGGCGATCTGGCCTTGCTCCACCTCCGGCTGGCTGCGGATGCACACCACATCGCCGTCGCAGATGGTGGGAGCCATACTGTCACCGTGGCACTCCAGCGCAAAATCCGCCCGCCACGCTGCCGGCACGCCGATATAGCTCTTGATATTCTGCTCTGCTGTGATGGGTGTACCGCACGCAATGGAGCCGATCAGCGGCACCTGTGCCATCTCCGGCAGCGGCTGGAATCCCGGCGGGATTTCTTTTCGAGGTGGGGATATCGGGTGCTTTCGTTCCACCTGAGACCTTCCCATGAGATAGTCCATATCGACATTAAAGATGTCAGCAATAGCCTCCATGGTCTCAAAATCAGGCTCACGTCCACCAGTTTCGTACATTCCGACCGTACTGCGCGAAACTTCAAGCATCGTTGCAAGTTCTCCCTGCGTTATCCCTCTGGACGTTCGCAAGTCCTTTAGTATAGATCCAAAGTTTGCCATGGTTCACCTCCATAACGTTCTTATGGCAAGAATATCACAAAACGTGATAAAGTCAAGAAGAATTGTCACGAAACGTGTTGACATTTTGCGTGACGGTGCTATACTGTAGGCAAGTGGTCACGTTTTGTGACAATGCGAAAGGTGGTGAAATTATGGATTCCAACAAGATTGCGAAAAACCTCGTTACGCTCCGAGGGGAAAGAAGTCGGGAAAGTGTAGCGGTTGCGCTGGGTTTAAGCCTCTCCACCCTCACTATGTACGAGATTGGTGCACGCATTCCCCGTGACGAGAATAAGGAAAAAATCGCTCGATACTACGGCAAGACCGTTGACGAGATTTTTTTTGCTTAACTTTGTCACTTATCGTGACATTTCAAAGGAGTGTCCCGTGAAAGCATACGGAGGTGATACGGAAAATGAAACGCAGCAAAAAGCCCGGCGAACCGCTGGAGACGGAAGGCCGGGTTATGGAGGACGAGATTCAAAAACTTAAACGAAGCAGCTTAATTCTCAGCGTCGCCTGCTTTGTCCAAAGTCTCCTGCTCTTGCGAATTGTCTGGCAGATCAGCGACATCTACAGCACCCTCGAAATCCTCCTGGGCAACTTCGAGAGCGTTTACGGAAGCATCCTGAGTCTCCGCAGCGACCTCATTCCGATTCTTGAGACAGTCAAGAATCTCCTGCATTAAAAGGAGGCGAATCTCATGAAGGACTTTCTCAGTGACAACTGGAAGACCATTGTAATAGCAGCGGCCACAACCATTGTAGTGCGTTTACTGTTAGGGTGGTAATGATGCTGACCACAATAGGCAGCCAGAGGGATTGCAGGGTCATGTCCCGGCGCTTGTCCCGCAGGTACTCTTTGTACACAAAATAGAAGTCTGATACATAGTAGGTCCCAACTGGGAATGGAACGCCAAAGTTTGGTTGTTTTTCCGTGTCCTGTTCCACCAGACCTACCTCTTCAAGTGCTTCCACTTCTGCCCGTTCACATTTCCGGTGCGGATTCCTGTAAATCTCTTTCAGCAGCTTTTTCTCGGCCGCAGTCAGAACGATTGCATCGCAGATTTCTTTTCTATCCATTTTTCCATCTCCCTCCTGTTTTCACCCAGTATACCGCAGAAGGGAGACACCAACAAGGAGGTATACCCCATGGAACGACTTACAAGCCCGCGCAGCAGCGGCATCAAAGAGGGCTACTGGAGCCCGGCCAAGAAAGAAGAGCTTGTGCAGCGGCTGGCAGCTTATGAAAACACCGGCTGTACGCCGGAAGATATCCGAGAGTTGAAAGAATTCAAGAGCCGGCACGATGACCGGTTCCAGACTTTCAGCCCGGACTAAAAAGAGGAGACACACAGCCATGGAACGTTACATGATTTTGCTCAAACCCGGCGGCAAATGCCGCCTGATCCCCTGCGATAAGGACGGCACCCTGACCCTGCAAGCCATGCAGGTGCTGGTGGACGGCCCGATCGAGACCGCAGCCAGCATCCTCGGCCCCTGCTGGGCGCGGGAGCCGGTGGACAGCATTAAGCTCATCCTCAATGAGGAAGGCAAGCTCCGGCGGCTCACGCTCAACGAAGATGCCACCGACCTGTATGCCCACTGCGTCCGGGACATGATCGTGGGCGACGCCCTTCTGGCAGCTGCCCGCGGGGATGAGCTGATTGGTTTCAGCGAGCCGGTGTGCCAGACCCTGGCCGAGTTCTGGGCGCTGGAACTGGAAGCGTGAACGGCCGCAACAAGCGCTGGGCAGAACAGCGCTGGGAAAAACGTCAGCCGGAGCGGCTGGAACACATCCGCAAAAAGAAGGAGGATGAAAGCCATGAGAAAGCCAAGAAGCCCTTACCTGAAGCTGGCCCGCCTCATCGAGGACGAAGGGTTTGAGCACCGGGAGTTCGCCAAGCTGGTCGGCATGGGTGAAAGCACCCTGTCCACCCGCCTGAACCCGAAGCCAGAGCAAAAGAACAATGAGTGGCGCCATTACGAGATCACCGCCATTTGCAGGGAGCTGCACATTCCACAGGAACAGATCGGTGAGTATTTCTTCCCGAAGGTCGAGAAAGGAGCATAAACATGAAGATCAAGTCACGCGTATGGCACTGGCTGGCTGTCGCATGCGGCGGTGCGGGTCTGGTGCTGGGCATGGGTGCCGAGGGCACCGCACAGACGGGCGGCACCCTCAACGGCAACGCTTTCACCACGGCGGTGGTGCTGGTCCTGCTGGGGCTGCTGTTCATGAAGCTGGGCTTCCTGGCACAGGACCGTGAAGAACGGGAGGCCAAGGGCCGCCACGGCTGCGGCAAGATCACCCGCAACGACGAGTACCCTGCCCTGCCGGAGCGCAGCAGCCGCGGCGCATGACCGGGCCCCGATCGGTCAACTGGTACACCATCTACGACGCCCAGACGGACGAGATCGTGGCCTGCGGCACCGCGGACATGATCGTGCAGCAGATGGGCTATGCCAGCAAGCACAGCTTTTTCAGCGCGATCACCCACACGAGAGAGCATCACAACAACAAGTACATTTACCACATCGAAAAGGTCTCCCGCGCAAGCTGGGAGAAAATGAAAAGGAAGGGTTGAGTATGAAGATCACAATTGACTTGGAACCGGGCGATCTGATCTCCGTCCACTACGATGACAAGATGCCCCCGCATGTCGCTATTAACACCCTGATGACCACGACCGTCAACGTTTTTGCACATTGCCTGCGCAAGAATATGACGCACGAGGAGATCAGCACCCTGAGCCACAAGTTCGGCAAGGCCATGGAGAGCGCTGCCCTTGCACTGTACCAGCTGGAACAGGATGGTGTGCCCGGCGGGTTCTCCGGCAAGGAGGCGGCTTTCCTCAAAAAGCTGTTTGAATCATGACCAGGCAAAAAGAAAGAGCCTGCCCGTGCGCCAACACGGACAAGCCCAACATGGATGACTTCCCACCAGAGTATACCATGGACACGGCCCAGTTGCAATATGCAGGCATTCTCTACTATGCAACGGACGGCCGCGGGCATAATTTCAAGGCGTCCACTGTCCTGCGGATGGATAGCACCCAGTTTGGCGATCTGATTCACTGGCTTCACTACCACCTCAAAGGCAGCAACCCGCCGCCTGCCCTGTACCATCTGGAAATGCTGCTGCAAAGTCTCGAATACCTGCGCGGCGGGCGGCAGTACCTGTACAACTCAATCTATGACATCCAGAGATTGGAGGCATAGCCGTGAAAACCGTAAAAATCGTATACGAATCGTATGACGCCCCGCATGACCCTGCGCCCCGTGAGCGCGCCATATCTCTCACGCTGGAGGACAAGGACGCGGACAGAATACTCAGCGTCGAGGTGCCCTATAGTCGTTCGGAGAGTTTGGTTGTTGACGGCGAGAGGCTTTTCACCTCTCTGTGGTCAATGGAGTTTTTGTTTGGGCGGTATATGATCGCCGGGAGCCGGATATTGCGAATCCAAGAGGAGGACGCGGACGCAAGAAAACAATGATTTTTGTGATCCTCGGTCTGGATTTGCTGTATATTGCCGTGATGTACCACCACGGCAACCGCTAACGGAGGAAAGCATGAAAGATATTTGCATTACCTACACCTACCACCGTACTCTCACATACATGGAAGAGGATGCCAGCATTGGGCACTTGAACATCTCTGTATCTGATGAGGTTGCGGATTACCTCCTGAAAGAGGATGATTTCAGGCCGCTGATGGGCAGGCAGCTGACCCAGTGCGACACAGCTGTTGCAAATATGATTTGCTGGCTCGCCGATCTGAGCGAGCAGGTGATCCGCATGGAAGATAAAATTTTGAGCATCAAACCGGCCTGATCGGCCGCCTCCAATGATGGCAGGAGGTTAAACAAAAGCCATTGCCAGTGTACAAAGCACAGAAAGAGGTGATTTTGATGGGCCGTATGGTTACGGTTGACGAGTGGGCCGAGATCCACGGCAAAACTCATGCCACGGTCATGCGCAAGATCTACGCCCACGCATGGCCGCAGGCGCAAAAGGTCTATCAGAACGGGAAACCCGTGTGGATGATGGACGAGGATTGGCTGTGGCCCCGTGCCATGACCCCGACCAGGCGGGCCAAGCTGCTCTGCGAGATCCGGCACCTGATGCCGCCGGTGATCTACGCCACCACGGCGGACGGTGTGGTCATCTGCATGGTGACTTGCACCAAGCACACCCACATTGCCTGCGGCGTGACCGCGGACGAGATGAATGATCTTTGGAAAGCCCCCCCGGCGGCACGTTCGGCCGCACAGGCAGCCTTGCAATATGGTTGGCTGCATCCGCTGGCTAATCCGAGATCCTACGATGAGAAAGGAGCACGTTTACCGAATGCCTACTACCAAAAGTAATCCCACCCGCAAGAGAGCCCCGCAGAGCGTACAGGAGCGCCCGGCGGCTCCGGTGGCACAGTTCCCCTTTGAATGTCCAAAACCGCGTCAGACGCATCCCGCAGAGGCTGTGGCGGTCGTTCGCGAGGTGTCCAAGGATGCCGTAAAGATTTTCCTCATGCCGAGACCGTCAGCCGTGCGCTGCATCCTGAATGAGACCTTCGGCCCGCTGGGCTGGGGCGAGCGCCGGTATTTTGCCGATGGCCGCCTCTGGTGCGCTGTGGGCGTCTTTAACCCGTACATGGGAGACTATTGTTTCCGGGATGCTGCCGCGCTGGAGGGCAAGCACCCCGGAAGCCCGGAACGCTGGAAGGAAGAGACCAGTTTCGTAGCGGCGGCAGAGCTGTGGGGCATCGGCAGCGATGTGCTGGCCCTGCCGCCCATTGTGCTGCGTGCCGATCAGGTAGCGATCGTCGGCGTGCAGAAGCCCGGCCGCAAGCCGGAAGATGTGCCCCAGGTCGCGGGCTACCGGCTGGCGTCTCCCCTCTCCGTGGACAAGTTCCTGCGGGATCCGGACACCGGCGGGATCATCAGCGTCCAGTTTGCGGACAAGGACGGCCGGAAGATCACATGGGAAAAGTGATCGGCAGGCTGCCGGTGGTTTATGATCCGGCCACCCGGCAGCTGACCGTGGAAAGCGCCGGGGAATTTGTGAAAAAGCAGATCTTCCAGCGGCTGGATGAACTGGCAAAGGGCAAGCCCCTGCGCCTGACCCTGACCGTGGAGCCGGAGCGCAGGGGCCGCAGCACGGCCCAGAACAGCCTCATGTGGGCGCTGCTCACCATCATGGCAGACCATTACAACGCCGGGCGCACCGGCGGCGTGACCCCGGAGGACTGCTATCTGGATATGCTGGCTGAATACGGTGCCAAGGTGGATTATCTGGAGTGCCCGGCGGGCGCTCTGGACATTCTGCGCGGGAGTTACCGCCTTGTCCATGTGGTGGAGATATTGGACAACAACCGCTGCACGGTCAAGTGCACACAGGGTTCCAGCACCTTTACCACCTCGGAAATGAAAGCACTGATCGACGGGATCTTTGACCGCCTTGCTGAGATGGGCGTCAATGATCCCATGGTAACTGCCTACTGGCAGGAGTGGAGCAAGTGATCTATGTCCAAAAGCATCATTCAGGCAGAAAAGGAATGCTACATCTGCCGCCGCTGGTATGCGGTCAGGACCACCCGCGGGCTGGAGGAGCATCATGTGCTGCCCGGCCCGCTGCGCAGCTTTTCCGAGCGGCACGGGCTCAAGGTCTGGCTGTGCCATCAGCACCACAATGAGCCGGGATTTTCGGCCCACTACAATACCACCGTTGCGCTGGCCCTGAAAGCCGCCGCGCAGGAAAAATACGAGGAGAAAAACGGCCCCGGTGCACACGCTGCATGGATGGCCGCAGTAGGAAAGGATTATATCAATGCTTAATGTTATCGCAATTATGGGCCGCCTTGTGGCGGATCCTGAACTCCGCACCACCCCGGCGGGGGTGAATGTCTGCCGCTTCCGCATTGCCTGTGACCGCAATTTCGCAAAGCCCGGCGAGCAGCGTCAGGCCGATTTTGTGGATATCGTGGCATGGCGGCAGCAGGCGGATTTTGTGTGCCGCTACTTCCAGAAGGGCAGTCTAGTCGCCATCAATGGCCGTCTCCAGACCAACAACTATCAGGACAAGAACGGCAACAACCGTACATCCGTTGCCGTTGTGGCCGACAATATCAACTTTGCGGGCTCCAAGGGCACCAGCAAGCCGGTGGACGAGGGCGGCGAGGCTGCCCCGCGCTCTGAGGCATGGCCAAAGGCTGACCCGCCTGCCAACTATGGCGGCGTGGACGATTTTGCCGTGATCGATGACAATGACGATCTCCCCTTTTAATTCAGGAGGACAAGCAGGATGAGAAAAGACGGATATGTTGTGGTGCAGCCGTGGATGGTCACAGACTACAACCTCAACGGCAACAAACTCCTGATCTATGCCCTGATCTGGGGTTTTTCACAAGACGAACAGTCTTGCTTTTATGGCTCTGTCAGCTACATTGTGGAGTATTTCAAGCTGAGCAAGCGGGCCGTGCTGAACCTGCTGGCTGAACTGGAAAAGGACGGCCTAATCCGCAAGTGGACTGAGCCGGTAAACGGCAGGCCCACAAACCGGTATGCAGCGCTTCGCCCGGCGGCGTGTGCTTCTGCGTCTGATGGGTGCAAAAAGTGCACTGGTGAAGAAAATGCACCGGTGCATAATGTGCACTCTGATGGGTGCAAAAAGTGCACCTCTACCGGTGCAGAATGTGCACCCAAGAAAGAAAATAATAATAAAAGCGAGAATAAAGGGCCGTCCGCAACTCGTTTTTCACCACCTACGGTGGAGCAGGTCAGAGCGTATTTCCGGGAGCGTGGTGTCCCGCCCGCTGATGCCCAGACTGAGGCTGACAAGTTCGTTGACCGGTACGAGGCTAACGGGTGGATCGTGGGCAAAACCAAGATGAAGGACTGGAAAGCGGCAGCGCGTAACTGGCTGAGGAACCGGAAAGAGTGGGGCCAGCCCGCTGCACAGCCTGCAACCCCGTATGGCGGGCGTACATGGGAGGATCTGTGATGGATGTGCAAAGCGTATTGATCGGCGCGCTGCTGATGGACGATCAGCTGGCACCGTATTCCCTGCCGGAGTTGAGCATTGAGCATTTTCGGCCTGAACTGCAGCCCACCTTTGCAGCCGTGCAAGGGTTCTGGATCACAAAGGGCCTGCTGGATATCATGCAGATCACGGCAAAATACCCAGACCAAAAGCAAAACCTGCTGTCCTGCGTGGCCTCCTGTGAGAGTGAGTGCATCCGGCTGACCCGTGACCGCGTGGAAGAGTGGACGCGGATCATCATGGAGGATGCCGCAAAGGCCCGTTTTCAGAGCCTTGCCTTTAGGGCTGTGGATGCTGCAACCGCCTTTGATGATCTGCCGGATCTTTACCAGCAGATGGGGCAGGCGCTGGATATCCACACTGAAAAGAACGATTTTCAGAGCGTGGGCGATCTGCTGGATGATTATATCCGGCATTTGGACGAGAAACCCAAGTACATCCGCACCGGCCTGTCCAAGCTGGACGAAAACCTGCACCTCGTGCCCGGCAACTATTTCGTGATCGGCGGCAGACCAAGCGCAGGCAAAACTGCTCTGAGCCTCCAGCTTGCTGCTGGCATGGCCAAGCAGGGCAAGCGTGTGTGTTATTTCTCGCTGGAAACAGACCCGGCCACATTGCAGGCCCGTCTGATTGCCAACCAGCTGTATGCTCCTCTCTCGGCGGTCAAAAATAAAACGCTGTCCATGAACGAACTTGACCGGCTGGCTGATATGAAGCGCTGGCCGCTGTTCATCCGTTCCGCAGCTGGCAAGGGTGTGGCGTGGATCAAGGCGCAGGCCCTCCGCATGAAAGCAGATATCATTTTCGTGGACTATTTGCAGCTGATCCATGAGCGCGGCAGCAGTGACCGGTACAATGCAATCACAGAAATTTCCATTGCGCTGCATGAACTGGCCCAGACAACCGACATCCTCGTTGTGGCTCTGGCCCAGCTGAACCGTAACGCTGCACGGGCAGAGCCGTCTAACGCGGATCTGCGTGAATCCGGCCAGATCGAGCAGGACGCGGATGCCATTTTGCTGCTGTCAGCTGACGGTGACACCTATTTCAGCCGCCTGACCAAAAACAAAGAGGGCCGCGTGGGAAATGCCGGGCTGGAATTTGACAAGATGACGCAGCACTTTACTTGTGTGACCGCAAATTAACAAAAGACCACCCGGCGGGGCGGTATAGGAGGCAAGCAAAAAATGGATTGTAGTTCTTGCAAGGCACGCCATAACTGTATGGCGGTGGTGGAGCCCGGCTCTATTGCGTGTATGGCTCACCTGCTGCAAGCGGGTGGAACAAAGGCAGATGGAAACCCGTACCAGACACGCGGGGTGCCTAAATTCTGCCCGTTTTGTGGCAAGCCGCTGAAAGTCATTGGAGCCGAGCGTTTTTGCAACAACGTCCAGTGCGAAAACAGATATATTCCTATGAGGTGAATAAGCCATGAATGAGAAAGAGCGTCAGAGCACGGCTGACATGAAAGAGGCCCGCGAAAAACTCCTCGAATGTTTTCCCGGCAGCTTTATCAATGTCCGGGACGAGTTTATTGCCCATCCTAGCACAAACCAGTATTTCCTGCTCAACAACTGCCAGACGGTTGAGGACATTGAGGCAAAAGTCCTTGAATGGCTTTCACGCCCTGCATTCAAAACACAGCCGTACTCTCAGGAGTGGAGAAACAGGCGGTTTCATGAGTTTATGCTGGCCGGCGTCAATGCTTTTCTGGACACTGATTTTTCAGAGGAGGACATTGAACTGATTTATACCTACATGGGCGGTGGCATCAAGCACGGCCTGATGGTGGAGTTTATTGACCATGATATGAGCATGAAGTGGTTGAGAGGGAAAGTTAAGTAATGAATGGAAAGAAGTACATTGACGCTGACGCTTTGGAGCTTGCATACCGGAGAATGAAGGACGCTGAAAGTCTGGGAGAACATAGCGGCGGCTATGTTTACAATCGGCTGTTTGAAACACTGTTGCAGGCCCCGGAAGCATTCCCGCCGCGCTGGCCGGAATGGATCAGAACGGCAGAGAGGAAGCCAACCGCAGAGGACGCAAACGAGGACGGCTGCGTCCTGAGCATCAGCATGAACCGCGGCGATATGAACACGACAGCTTGGCTGTGGAACGTTGTGGCAGCTTTCCCGGATTGCCTTCCGATCTGGATGCCGTTGCCCAAAAAACCGGATCTGAAAGAGGAACATTTTCACCGCTGATAAAGGGAGGATGCAGTCCGATGACCTATGAAGAAAAAAAGGAATGGTTGCGGCGGTACCGCAAGGCCGCAAAACTGGAAAAGATCAAGCTGGAAGAGGTAGAGCGGTACCGTACAGACGCGGAGCATATCACGCAGGTGCTCTCCCCTGTTCCCGGCGGCGCTGGTGACGGTCAGGCACTGCCCAGATCTGTGGAGCGCATCGCGGATGCAATGCAGGCAGCCAACGCGCAGGTGATGGAGTGCCAGAGGATCTGCAAGGAGATCCTGAGCGTCATGAACCAGACCATGGACATACAGGATTACGAGATCCTGCACCTGCGGTACATCGACGGCAAGAAGTGGGAGCAGATCGCCGTCAAGATGGGCATGGAAGTAAGCAGCGTATACAGACGGCACAAGAGAGCCGTCAAGGCGCTGGACGTCCCAGAACGCCAGTAAATACCATGTTTTGGGGGCACTTTGCAATACAATACCATGTTTTGAGGGCAACTTGCACTGTTTTTCAATGTTTTGCCTGTGATATTATTAGACTGCGAAAGCCGCAAGGAGCTGGACAACATCCAACACCCTGCGGCTTTTGTATTGCCCGGCTGCGACAGGGGAACAACCTTTATCGACCAACAGCCTGAATGTACCAGCCGGGCATTTTGCTTTGCCATCCAGCGGCACCGTCCGGGCCTGTACCCGGCGGGGCCTTTGAATAGACGCGGGTTCTGGACATCATCCCACAATGTGCATGGCAGCATAGCCAAGCGGTTTCCCTTCCATTCTGACCAGCAAGCTGCCGTTGCGGGCAGCTGTGCACATTCCATGCCGTTGTAGCTCAAGCAGAGCACCGTCCGGTCAGGGCGGGTCACGATGCCGGTTCAAGTCCGGCCAACGGCTCCATATTTACCACCCCCGGGCCTCGTTTGTACCCCGGGGTTATTTTGTACCCTGCCCCCTCCGCAAAGCACCCCCGCCCCTGCAAAGGCCCCCGGAGAGTGCCTGGCGGGGTGCAAGCCTGCCTGCCATGTGCAGGCTTTTTGTCTGTCAGGAGGTGAACCGCATGGGCAACCCGCGCTATGCCAACGGCCAGCTGCGGCGGCGCAACCGGGCCCGGCTCCGGGCGATGGGCGGCGAATGCGGCATCTGTCACGGGCGTTTCGGGCCGATTCATTATGACGAACCTTCCGACGCACAGCACCCGCTATCCTTCGTGGTGGACGAGATCAAGCCCGTTTCCCGCTGGCGGGAGTTCGGCTACCCGTCCGCGCGGGCAGCTGCCGAAGATTGGTCGAACCTTCAACCCGCACACTGGTTCTGCAATGCGCAAAAGGGCAACAAAACCGGGCAAAACGGCCCGAAAACGGGCAAATTCGTGCGGATTCCGAAGGTTTCAGACGGCGACTGGTGAGGGGTGGGGAGGGGCCCCCGCCCCCGCCCACGGCGACCCCTGTGCCGTCCAGCGCCGATTTACACACAGGAAAAATTTCAAAGGCTCGGAGAAAGGGGTGTCAGGCCATGGCGACCATGAAAAGCATCACGGCGCGGGGCACCCGGCTGGAGCAGCTCAAACAGCTGGCCAAGGTGCTGGCGGCGGGCATCGACACCTGCGAGGACTGCCGCGCCCTGCCTCAGCTGACCAAGCAGTACCGGGAGACCATCCGGGAAATTGAAGAGATCGAAGGAGCGAACGACGATGGCGACGAGATCGACGAGATCCTCGCAGAGCGTGAAAATGATGGGAAGCCAGGAGCCGTCCGAGCGCATCGCGCCGGAGTACCGGGCCACTGACGGGCCGGATGCCGTGCGCATCCTGCGGGCAGGCGGCACGGTGCTGGACCCGTGGCAGAGCGACATCCTGGACGACTGGATGGGCCGCACCGTGTCCGGCAAATGGACTGCCCCCACGGCGGGCGGCAGCGTGCCCCGCCAGAACGGCAAGAGCCTGCTGGTGCAGGGGCGGGCGGCTTCCGGCATGCTCATGTTCAACGAAACGGTCATCTACACGGCTCACCTGCAAAAGACCGCCACCGAGACCTTTGAGGAAATGCGGGCCTTCTTCGAGGGGCCGAAAATGCGCCGGTATGTTTCCGAGATCCGCACCGCCCTGGGCCGCGAGCAGATCATCCTGAAGAGCGGCGCAAAGATCAAGTTTCTGGCCCGCACCCGCAACGGCGGACGCGGCCAGCACGGCGATCTGCTCATCTTCGACGAGGCGCAGGAGCTGGACGAGACCGCACAGGGCAGCTTCATCCCGGCCATTTCGGCCAGCCTGAACCCTCAGACCATCTACGTTGGAACCCCGCCCGGACCGGATGCCGTGGGCACCGTGTTCCGGGCCCTGCGCAAGCGGGCACTGGAGGGCGAAGCCCAAAAGGCCGCGTGGTTCGAGTTCAGCGTGCCGGAGATCGGCGACGTGAAGGATCCCGCCCGCTGGGCAGCGGCCAACCCGGCCCTTGGGCGGCGCATCCAGTACGGCACCATTGAGGGCGAGAGCGAGCAGCTGGACGCCGACACCTTCGCACGGGAACGCCTGGGCTGGTGGAGCCCGGTGGCAGCCGAACATCTGGACTATGCCCTCGACCGCAAAGCGTGGGCAGCCTGTGCCAGCGAGGAGGAAAAGCCGGAGGGCAAGACCGCCTACGGCGTCAAGTTTGCCGCCGACGGCAGCGCCGTGTGCCTGTGCGGCGCGGTCATCCCGAAAGAGGGCCCCGCCCGCGTCTCTCTCATCGACCTGCGGCCCACCGGGCAGGGCCTTGCATGGCTGGCCGACTGGCTGTGCGACCGATACGGCAAGGCCAGCTGCGTGGTCATCGACGGGCGCAACGGCGTGGACGTGCTGGTGGAGCGCATCCGTGAGGTCTGGAAGGCAAAGAACGCGGTCATCCGGCCCGGAGCACGGGACGTGATCGCCGCCGTGAGCCTGTTCACCAACGCGGTGAGCGAGGGCGGCCTGACCTGGTACGCACCCCAGACCGCCCTGAACGAGAGCGCTGTTACCGCCACCAAGCGCCCCCTTGCGGGCGGCTTTGGCTTTGGCGGCGAGAACAGCCTGCCAGTGGAAGCCTGCGCACTGGCCCTGTGGGGCGCAAAGACATGCCGCCGCGACCCTACCCGCAAGATGCGCATCGGCTGAAAGGAGCCCTATGTTAGTTACCCTGAATTTTGGCACCGTGAAAGACTTACGTTCGGCCGAGCAACAGCAGCTGCAGGATCTGGCCGACGCCTACAACTACCACCAGAGCAGCAACACGCTCAAGGATAAATACTACGAGGGTCACATCACCCTGAAGGACGTGAACCTTGGCATCGCCCTGCCGAAAAAAGGCATGGAAAATCTGGAAGTCGGCTGCAGCTGGGGGCAGAAGGCCGTGGACGTGCTGGCCGCGCGGAGCATGTTCGACGGATTTGTAGGCACCGGCGGCAGTCTGGACAGCCTTGCAAAGCTGGTGGCCGACAACCGCCTTGTAGCCGAGTACGCCAAGGCTTGTCGAGATGAGCTGAAATACGGCTGCACCTTTGCCACCCTGTTCGCGGACCCGGAGGTTGGATGCCGCATCCGGTTCCACTCGCCTGCCACGGCTGCTGCCCTCTGGAACGGCGAGAAGGGCCGCATCGACTGCGGCCTTGCCATCGTGGACACGGCACCGGACGAAAGCGTAAGCAATGAATGGACCCCCGCGTTGGTGTACCTCTACACGGACACGCACGTCGTTGTTCTGCGCAGACAGCAGGACAACTGGACAGCAGAGTATAATTCCCAGAAGATGGGCCGCCCGCTGATGGAGCCCCTGATCTGGAATGCCACCAACTCCAAGCCCTTCGGCCGCTCCCGCCTCAAAAATCCCATCCGCGCCTTGATCAACGACTACATTCGTACAGCCGTAAACGCCACCATCGCGCTGGAGTTTGCCACCACGCCCCAGAAGTACATCCTCGGCGTGACCGATGAGCAGTATGACGCCATCATTTCCAATAAGTTCAAGACCTACATGGGGGCCATCATCGCCGCCACGGCCAACCCGGAGACCGGCGAAAACCCGACCCTGGGCCAGCTGGCACAGGGCAGCCTGACGCCCCATGTGGAGAAGATGCGGATGACCGCCACCCAGTTTGCAGCGGCCACCGGCCTGACCGTGACCGACGTGGGCGTGGTGAACGACGCCAACCCCACCAGCAGCGACGCCATTCTTGCCCAGAGCCAGACGCTGGTGCTTCTGGCCCAGCAGCTGAACACCGGCAACGGCGACGCCCTGCGCACCATTGCCTGCATGGCACAGGCCGTGGCGCGGGACTGCCGCCTGGCCGACCTGACCGAGGAAGAGACCGGCATCATGGCCCACTTCAAGAACCCCGCCATGCCCAGTGTGGCCGTGACGGCGGACGCCGCCATCAAGATCGCATCCGCCCGGCAGGAGTTTGCCAGCACGGACACGTTTTTGGAAATGATCGGCTTTGACCAGGCGGACATCCGGCGCATCAAGGCGCAGGAACAGCGGGCTCGGGGCGCACAGGTGTTGATGGAGATGGAAGATGAAACTGACACAAGCGGCATGGGATGATTACATTTCCCGGCTTTCCCAACTGAACCAGAAGGCCGGGCAGCTCATGCGGGAGTACATGGACGGGCACCCGGAAGCCGACACCGACGCCCTCATCCGCTACGCCTACGCCCTTGTGACCAAGTACGGCGAGGGCAGCGCAGAGCTTGCCTGTCAGATGTACGACGCCCTGGCCGAGGCGCAGGGGGTCACATTGCCCGCCGCAGAGCCTGCACCCACCGCCACCTATGGCGAGGTGACCGGCATGGTCAAGGCCACGCAGGACAGCCCGCCCAGCCTGCAGCAGGGCGTTTCCCGCATGGTAAAGCAGGCCGGTGCCGACACCACCACCCGCAATGCCATCCGGGACGGTGCGGAGTGGGCATGGGTGCCCCACGGCGACGCCTGCCCGTTCTGCCGGATGCTGGCTTCCAACGGCTGGCAGAAAGCCAGCAAGAACCTGCTGAAGAATGGGCACGCGGAGCACATCCATTCCAACTGCGACTGTGAGTTTGCGGTGCGGTTCCATTCCGGCACAAGCGTTGCAGGCTACGACCCGGAGAAATACCTCAAGCAGTACCGGGACGCCGGCAGCGATGTGAACGCCATGCGCCGCATCGACTACGCCGCCCGGAAGGATGCTATCAACGCCCAGAAGCGGGCGGCGTATGCGGCAAGAAAAAACTTCTCTGTTTATTCGAGCTTGAACATGGAGCCAAAACCTGTTACAATGCAGTCAATCAGCAATGTCAAGGCGTTCAGCTGTGACACGCTGGATGCTGCTGGACAACAGCAGCTGAAAAATGCGCACAAACGTCTGCTTATGACCGCATCCAAGCAGCCGCTTGGAGTGGAAGTTGGCAGGGCATACGATTTGAATATGAAACCGCTCACAAAAGAGTTAACAGGAGCAGCAGAGCGCTCAACAGTGTCGGTGCCAAAACAAAATGTGCCGTATATTGTTATCCATACACACCCTGACAGTAACATTTTCTCACAACGGGATTTGAGTAACTTTGCAAATAACGTAAACCTGAAAATGCTTACAGCTGTTGGCCATGATGGGCACGTTTATGCGGTTGAAAAATCAGCTTCGTTTGACGCAAAAGCCGTAAAAACACTGGTTTCTGATCTCGGAGAATCCGTCAACGGCATTGCAGATCAATATGATCGGAAAGAGAT